CAGAAACTTACGATGACGAGAATGAACCCAACGTACACGGCGGCGCTATGTGGGCACGTATGCCTATAACAGCGTTATGCGGTGACACTCCGTATGACGAGTGGCCGGTGCCTATGGACGTATGGGCAGCACAGCCTTGGGACTGTAGTTCTCGCACACACGCTGTTTATGTGCTTGATAGGGCAACACCATGCCCTTGGCTTGCAAAGATAGACGGCGAAATGTATCCAGCAAAGTACATGTTTACGGTGGATTACACAGATTCAGAAATAGGCGATGACCCTGCACAACATAAGCAGAGTCACGTTATGGAACTTTTAGACGCTGGCGAGTGGACGGGCAACATCATAGCCCTACCCAATAATAGAGTACGTGTTACTCACCCAGCATGGTTTGAGACAGGGGAGGGGGCACCAGACTTTAGACCCTCTCAGTACGTGCATTACAGTAAATCTGATTTGGACTACACGTTAGATACCAACCAGATATTTAACAACTTATACGCGGAGTAAGTTATGGCAATTTTTGGGTTTGGTAGGCGAACGAAAGATAAACCTGTAAAGAGAGCTACTGGTAGAGGACGTGGAGCAGGACGTACTCGCAGAACTCGTATGGACGACTTAGAGCAGGTAAGAGACAAGAGAAGACCGCAGGGTGTTACTTCTCCAATAAAAGACGCTGCAAAGCCCGCAAAAACGCCTACAACCACCCCTCGCCCACCAAAAGCTGACGCTGCAAAACCTAAAAACGACATGAAACTTCCGGCGTCAGGTCTTGCTAAGGTGACAGGTAAGGACAAGAAGCCGGGGGTTCGACGTAATGTGGGTTCTGGTAGGGAGAAAAAAGCTAATGTTACGCGGGAGCAACTACAAAAAACTGGCCTGACGTTACGCGACTACCTTAATTTTATGGATAAAAACAACAGACGCCCTACTAAAGCCGATGCAGCGGCAGCTAAGTCTATTACGGAAGGATTTAAGAAGAAGAAAGCGGTCAAAAAAGCAGGAGGCGGCATGATGAAGTCCAAGATGAAAGCCAAAGGCATGAAAGCTGGTGGCAAGATGAAATCCAAGATGAAAGCCAAAGGCATGAAAGCTGGTGGTAAGATGAAAGCCAAAGGCATGGCAAAGGGTGGCATGAAGACCAAAGGTTACATGGCTGGGGGATTGAAAGACGCGCCAGAGGGTAACAAAGGCCTTAAGAAGCTACCTAAAAAAGTGCGTAATAAGATGGGATTCAAGGCCAAAGGCGGCATGATGAAGACCAAGGGCTACGCTAAAGGCGGCATGAAGTCTAAGATGTCTTCAAAAGGTGGCGCTAAAGGCGGTAAAAAGCCTACTACACAAAAGGTTCGCGGTGCCGGTATCGCTCGTAAGGGTGTACGTCCAGCGAAGATGCGATGAGACACTACTATAAGAAAGGCGGGAAGGTTAAGTCAGGGGGCAAGATATGTCCTTCTGGTAAGGCGTGGGCTAAGCGCACTTTTGATACCTACCCGTCTGCTTATGCAAATATGGCCGCATCTAAGTACTGCAAAGACCCTAGCTATGCTAAAGGCAGCAAGAAAAAGAAGAAGTAATGGCTAAAGACCCTAAGGTAGGCACAGGCAAAAAGCCAAAGGGCAGCGGCAGGAGACTGTATACGGACGAGAACCCCAAAGATACGGTGTCTATAAAGTACGCTACCGCACAAGATGCTCGTGATACCGTGGCTAAGGTCAAGAAGATAAGAAAGCCTTTTGCTAGAAAGATACAAATACTTACAGTGCTAGAGCAAAGAGCCAAAGCAGCGGGTAAACATACCCAAGCAGACATCGCAAAACGAGGTAAAGAGGCCATACGCAGGGCACGAAAGGTAAAGTAATGGGACAGCTTAAACAGTGGCGAGATCAACAGTGGGTTCGTATTGGCACCGATGGCAAGATCAAGGGGCCATGCGGTACGTCTAAAGACAAAAAGAACCCAGATCGTTGTTTGCCAAGGTCTAAGGCGCAGTCATTGAGTCAGTCTGAACGTGCCTCTACAGCACGTAAAAAGAAAAAGGCTGGGGCAAAAGGTAAGACGGTGGTGTCTAACACACCTAAAGCTAAGGTCAGAACCGCAAAAGCGGGCGGTATGATCCGCGAAAATCATAAAGGTTGCGGGGCTGTAATGGGCAACCGTAGAAAGAAAACTTTGTACGTAAGAGGTACTAAGAATGGCTAAGTTAGAGGTTTTTCAAAACGGTAATTTTTCTGATGGTAGGCCCGTATTCCAAGTCGGAAGCAAGAATGAAGATGGCACTTATGCTGTTGTTAACGCTAGCTTGATGAGCGAAGAAGAAGCCAATGCGGTATTAGCCGAGCTACAGCCTGCACCTAAGAGGGAAGCAGCGCCTAAGAAAGAAGCCGCACCCAAGAAGACTCCAGCTAAAAAAGTTACAGCTAAGAAGAAGTAGATGACTACCTCTGGAACAACAGCATTTGATATGGACTTCACGGAGATCGCTGAAGAAGCGTGGGAACGTGCGGGCCGTGAAATGCGTTCTGGGTATGACCTTCGTACAGCACGTAGGTCTATGAATCTGTTGACTATTGAGTGGCAGAATCGTGGGATTAACTTATGGACTATTGACGAGGGCACCGTGTCGTTGGTCAAGGGTACGTCAGAGTACAATCTGCCCGCTGATACGATTGATTTGTTAGAACAAGTTATACGCACTAACAGTGGCGATCAGAATACACAGTCTGATTTAACCATAAGTCGTATTAGTGTTAGCACCTATGCGTCAATACCGAACAAGTTGACTCAAGGTAGGCCGATTCAAGTTTGGATAGAGCGCCTGCGTGATAATCCGACCATAAACGTATGGCCTGTTCCAGACAAAAGCGACACCTACATCTTCAAATACTACCGTATGCGACGGATACAAGACGCAGGTAGTGGTGTAGAAACTGCTGACATGAACTTTAGGTTCTTACCCTGTCTTGTTGCGGGGCTAGCGTACTACATTGCAATGAAAGATCCAGAGTTAGCGCCTCGTATACCTCTGCTTAAAGATGTTTATGAGGAACAGTTTAGACTCGCTGCAGAAGAAGACAGGGTTAAAACACCGGCCCGTTTTGTGCCGAGAATAGGTTATGTCTAATCGCTTTGCTTCAGCACGAAAGGCTCTTGCAGAATGTGACATCTGTGGGTTCCAGTACAAGCTACGAGAGTTAAAGAACTTAATACGTAAAGGACGCGATACTAACTTAAAAGCGTGCCCTGAGTGTTGGAGTCCTGACCACCCACAGCTAAAGCTGGGCGAGTTCCCTGTTAATGACCCACAAGCTATACGTGACCCAAGGCCCGATAGAAGTCTTGGTGAAGCGGGTGGTAATAGTAGTAGACAAATACAGTGGGGGTGGAATCCTGTAGGCGCAGGGAACGACCCATTTAATTTAACGCCTAATAACCTTGTTGCTACGGGGGAAGTAGGTACAGTAACGGTAACAACAACTTAGGTGGCCCTATGAAAAAGATGAGCACAGTAAAGCCGGTAAAGAACGCTCCTAAGACGGACATGAAGAACGTAAAAACCACAGGAATAAAGATCCGTGGTACGGGTGCAGCTACGAAGGGGACTATGGCTCGCGGGCCTATGGCATAAATTATGAGTATGACCTACTCACAGTTGACGACGAATATACAAGACATTTGTGAAACTACATTCACGAGTGATGAGCTTGCTATGTTTGTGCAGCAGACAGAGCAGTTCATATACAACACTGTTCAACTTCCGTCGTTAAGAAAAAATGTGTCTGGCACGATAACATCGGGCAACAAATACCTGACCGTGCCTTCTGACTACTTGTACACGTACAGTTTGGCCGTGGTTAATGCTGATGGGTCATTTGATTTTTTGCTCAACAAGGACGTTAATTTCATTCGTGAAGCATATCCCACGCCTGCATCCACAGGTGTTCCTAAGCACTACGCAAACTTTAATGACGAGACATTTATTCTTGGGCCTACGCCAAACGCTAGCCTAACCGTAGAGTTGCACTATGGGTATTACCCAGAGTCGATAGTCACTGCTAGTACGCTACCGTGGCTTGGTGAAAACTTTGACTCCGCGTTGCTAAACGGTTCATTGGTTGAAGCGATACGGTTTATGAAAGGTGAGCAGGATATGGTCGCTATGTACCAGCAAATGTTTGCTCAGTCTTTAACGTTGTTGAAGTCTTTAGGCGATGGCAAGTTACGTGGCGATACGTACAGAGAAGGTCAGTATACTCAGGCGGTCACGTAACATGTTTATAAAAGCGCCAGAGATAGAGATAGGGCAGGTTGCGGTAACTACTACCGAACACAAAGGACATGACCCTGAGTTTTGGGCACAAGCCGCCGCAGATAGGATTATTAGTGTCGGTGGTAATTGTCATCCAGCTATAGCGCAGCAAGCGGAGGCTTTTAAGGAGTCGGTTAGGGCTACGGCACTACATTACATAAAAGAAGCAATAAGAAGCGACAGAACTACGCTGATTGCAGAATTATCGAAACAAGGCCATGAGGATATGGCTGAAATACTTAGGAGAGTCTAATGGCTATATCAACCGCTATGTGTACATCATTCAAGCAGGAGTTGCTTGTTGGTACACACAATTTTACTGCTACTTCTGGTAACACGTTCAAGCTGGCTCTGTATACGAGTTCAGCTAGCTTAGGTGCAAGCACTACCGCTTATTCAACATCTAATGAAGTGTCTGGCACAGGGTATACAGCGGCAGGTGCTGCGTTGACTAGCGTGACGCCCACCACATCAGGCACTACAGCTTTCTGTGATTTCAGTGACCTGACCTTCTCCAGCAGCACAATAACTGCGAATGGAGCACTAATATATAACGACACTCAAAGCGATAAGGCTGTTTGTACTCTAGCTTTTGGTGGCGACAAGACCAGCACGGCTGGAGACTTCACGATTACGTTCCCTACAGCAGACGCTAGCAACGCGATTATTCGCATCGCATAGGACTTAACGTGTGGCAGACATTACTGGCTGGGGCAGAGGCACTTGG